AATCGCCTGGGCGAGCCAGTGGAGTTGAAGATCTGGAGGGCTGATAAGGTTTCTCCCCTCTTTCCAACGGACGGATCAGATTACCTCACAGCCTGGCGATACAACATCAACGGGAAGATGCTGGACGTTCCTGCGGACAGGGTGATTCACATCCGTCGTTATATCGACATGGATCAGGATCGGGTCGGCTGGAGTCCTCTGCTCGCCCATGTGCGTGAGATTGCTGTTTTAAACGAGGCATCCACCTACACAGCCTCTCTGCTTCGCAATTTTGCGGTTCCTGGGCTTATCGCGACCCCCAAGGGTGATTTCACGGTCTCAGAGGACGACGCCAAGGCGATCAAATCTCGGCTCAAGGATGCCCTCACAGGTGACCAGCGTGGAGACCCTACCGTTTTGACGGGTGCTTACGAACTGCACAAGATGGGATTCACGCCGGAAGAGATCGGTCTGGTAGAGATTCCCAAGTCGGCACAGGCTACGGTTCTCGCGGCAATGGGGTTGAACACATCGGTTCTGGGGCTGAACACAGACAACACGGGTGCATACGGAACCTACGCAGATGCCATCAGGGCAGCATACGTCCACGGATTGATTCCGTTGCAGAAGGTTTTTGCGGACGAGATGACGCATCAGCTGTTGATCGACTTTGAAGATCCTGATGACGTGAGGTCCGGTCGAATCAAGTTCACATTTGATTATTCGCCAGTTGAGGAGCTTGATGACCGTGAACAGATTGCAGCCAATCGTGCGATTCGTCTTCTCGGTGGTGGAGTTATCACTATTAATGAGTCTCGCGATATCGTTGGCTACGGCAAATCTGATTCACCAGATGCTGACTCGCTTGGGATCGCTAGGGATGAAATTCGCAACGAGATTCTACCCCAGGCTGATCCAGCTAAAACAACGGTTTCTGAAGGCGATAACATCGGCTCGGTAAAGGTTCCTGCCAGCACAGGTGAACGGTCCAAGATCGAGGGCGAACGCAATAGCGATTCCCTGTCTCCCAGTCGATCAGGGGTGAACAAGGCTTTAGTCCAGTCTTATGTGAGCTTGCTGGCAGAACTGGAAGAATACGAGTCACGCGAGGGTTGGACAGACATCGAGGAGGTCTCCTAAGGATGCCAGATTTCATCCAACTCCCAGCAACGCTCAATATTTCGGCAGTCGCCGGAGACGATGTGCAGATGGTGGTCACGGTTGCTCCCGCAACGGACTGCTCCAGCACGATCAGCATAGCCAACATGACATTTGCGGCAGCGTTCAAGACCTCCAACCTGACCTACAACGCAACGACCTCGGCTAACTCCACCACAGGGAAGGTTACGGTAACGTGGTCAGACAGTCAGACGACTGCTGCTGGTGCTGGTAGCTACAAGTGGTGGATGACGTTCACAGATGGTGATATCACGAAAACCCGTCTCGCTGGCAATTTCCTGGTGATCCCCCGTGGCTGATCCAATCCAAGTCAGGGTTCGGCTCGAACCTCCTGTGAATGTTGTTGTCTCTCCTACAAATCAGGTGAGCGTTCAAGCCCCCGTTCAGGATACGTATCGGGTTTCGGTATGCGTTGCCGAGAAGGGTTCAAAGGGCGACACAGGGGCGACAGGCCCACAAGGGCAGCCGGGGCAAACCGGGGCAGCAGGCTCGAATTTAGCAAGCCTTGGCGATGTCCAGCTATCCAGCCTAACGCAAGGCGATCTACTCAGCTACAACCAATCAATCAGCAAATGGGCAAACATCAAGCAGTCAGTTGTCACTGACGGAGGAAATTTCTGATGGCAAATCCAATCCGAATCAAGCGAAGAACATCGGGTGCAACAGGTGCGCCATCAGGCCTGCTCAACGCCGAGCTTGCGATGAACGAAGTTGACAACACCCTATATTACGGCTTTGGCGACACGGCAGGGTCAGCCTCGTCGATATTGGCTATTGCTGGGCCCGGAGCATTTTTAACCCTTAGCTCAACGCAAACGATCACTGGCGACAAGACTTTCTCAGGCAATTTGATTGCCGTAACGCAGACTGGATCGGATAACAGCACCAAGGTTGCAACCACAGCTTTTGTGACGAGCAAATTATCCAATCTGACAAATGTCGTCAACACGTTTAATACCCGTACAGGCAATGTGACGCTCACGTCCTCGGATGTGACAACGGCACTGACCTATACGCCTTTGACAAACACAAACCCATCAGTTGCAGGCACGCTGGCTGTTTCTGGTGATACGACGATCACGGGCAACCTGACTGTCAACGGCACAACAGTTACGATCAATTCCACGACCATGAACGTGGATGATAAAAATATCGAACTGGGTGCAGTTGCAACGCCCACTGATACGACTGCTGACGGCGGTGGGATTACTTTAAAGGGTGCAACTGACAAGACGATCAACTGGTTTTCGGCCACGGGTGCTTGGACTCTGTCTGAGCATGTAACGATTGCAAGTGGCAAAGAGTACCGTATCAATGGTGTTTCGGTTCTGACTTCTAGTGCGTTGGGCAGTGGAATTACGGGATCAAGCCTGACATCGGTCGGCACAATTGCAACTGGTACTTGGCAAGCAACAGCGGTTGGCGTGGCTTATGGTGGCACTGGTGCTACAACGGCATCGGCGGCTCGAACAAATTTAGGGTTGGCGATTGGAACGGATATCCTTGGCACATCAACGACAATTGATGGGGGTACGTTCTGATAATGGCTCAGACCATCCAGTTAAAGCGATCCTCCACATCTGGTGCAACACCTTCTGCTGGCAGTTTGTCGGCGGGTGAGTTGGCTGTAAATACAGCAGATGGTAAGGTCTTTCTGAAAAAGGCTAATGGGAATGTCGTAGGTTTAACTGATGGATTGCAAACCTCGCTGGCAAATATCACTCATGCCAATAGCACGCTGATTAGCGGCACGAATTGGGTGAGAGGTGATGTTCAGGTTTATACCAGCGGGTCGTACACGAAGAAGCAATACAACGGTTTTTACAGTACCACAAACGGTGCGGAGCCAGCCTCTTTTCAAGTTGGATTGGCTTGCCTCACAACATCGACAAACGCTTTGCACGACGAGCATTTTCTGGAAGTTTCGGAATCGGGTGTTTTTCTTGGTTCGTCTGACCTCGCAGTCAACAGTCTCAGCCAGTTGTACGCCCAGAGAGACAACATACAAGTTACATTTGCACCGGGCGACACTCATTCGAATCAGCGGACTCAATTGTCCATGATTTCTGGGTCGATTGGCGATCTGACAGGGAATTCAACTTCGGCTAGTTTGACCAGTCAGAATTCTGACGACCAAGTTGGAATCCAGCTTGCCAATAACGGGACGCATGCTTTAGCTACTCTCTTGATGCCGACAACCCTGACATTGCTCTATGGGGCAAACTCGATCCTAACCAGAGGATATGCTGATTCACGTTATTTGGCAAGCACGCAGACGATCACGAATACGTTCAATGGTCGATCCGGCAATGTAACGCTCACTGCGAACGATGTGACAACGTTGGTAGACGCCAATTATATTCAGGTCTGGAAAGATACGCAGACCACCGCAGGAACGTTATCTCAGTTCCCAAAATACGGTTCCATTACATCGGCCTGTGGCCCCATTCAGGGCTATTCCAGAGGGCTATTGACAAGTAACACATCGGGTACGGTTACAAAGACTATATTTGACGGTAGTTTGCTTGCAAGTTCGTCGTCTACTGCGGCTTTACAATACAAATCTATTGGATTTAATTCCAACGATACAGGCTCTGCCAACTCCTCTAAAACAGGACGGGTCATGGTCGGGCAGTATGGCGAGATTTTCCTGGACTCTGTCACAAAGACTAATGCAAATACGATCACTTCCGCAACATTTGAATTAACCGGAGGTGTGCGACCACAGGGGACCACTCAGCTTTATGATCCTCATATAGCCAGTGGCATTCGCTGTAAATACACTGCTGGTGCAACAGGTTCGTACAATCCATCCAATTACGAAGAAGTTCCAGAGGCAGGTTATTACCGTTCCGCAGAGTACACGATCAATCAGCTATCCCAGGCAGTCACTTACTCCAACAGTACAGCAATTGGAAGACCTTCGCAGTTTCAAATAGTAGCCCGCAGTTCGTGGGCGGAAACAGACTCTAATCTATCCTTCTCGCAAGCCTACGATTACCGCACGATTCTAGCCTTGGGTGAATCCGCAGAGCTTATCTTCCAGAATTTCGGCAGAACAGCTTTACGCACCCCAAACATGACTGCATACTCGATTCTTACGCAGGGTTACGCTGATTCTCGTTATGCCGGAATTGGCAGTAGCGGTGGAATCTTTGATGGCGGGTCGGCATCTACCAGCGACAACACGTTTGATGGAGGCTCCGCAACAGGATGAGCAAGATACAACTTCGGCGTGACACTGCTTCTGCCTGGACATCGGCCAACCCAACGCTTTCGCCGGGCGAACTAGGCTACGAGACGGACACTGGTAAATTCAAAATTGGCAATGCCGCAGGAACAGCCTGGACATCCCTGTCTTATGCAGCAGTCACAGCTTACGGCGACCTTAGCGGAACGCCATCGGCATACAGCTTGCCTACAGCAACCACATCGGTTCTGGGCGGGGTCAAAGTCGATGGAACAACAATTACGATTGCCAGCGGGGTTATCAGTTCTTCCGCATCATCGTACAGCTTGCCCACAGCGACCACAACGGTTCTGGGTGGAGTCAAGGTTGATGGCACATCCATCGCAATCTCTAGCGGTGTGATCAGTTCGACATACTCCTACACTTTGCCAGCAGCATCGGTATCCGTTTTGGGGGGCGTTAGGATTGGAACAGGTGTTGGCCTCGATGCAAACGGGTTCTTGACGGCTGATGTTAAACTTGGTGCAAACAGCTTTACAGGCACGCAAAACCTACAGGATAACGAGCTGACCCGAGCCAAACTTCGTGACTATTCCGAATCTGTCTCCAGCCCAACGATCTCATCCGGCACACTCACGTTAAACCTTGAAACATCGAATATCTTCACAGTCGCACTTAATGCCGCGATCACCACCCTGACGATATCCAACCCTCCTGCAAGCGGTTCCGGCGGCTCATTTACCCTGATCTTCACCGCAGATGGTACAGCTCGGGCAGTCACTTGGCCTTCGTCGATTAAATGGGCTTCTGGCACTGCTCCAACGATCACATCGACATCCGGCAAGGTGGATAGCTTTGCGTTCTTCACCAGCGATGGTGGAACGACTTGGCAAGGGTATGTGGGAGGTCAAAACTTCTGATGTTAGCCAATATTATTCGCAATGCCCGAAAGACGGCAACAAGCGACCCATATTTCTCCAGCGTTTCGCTCCTGCTGCACATGGACGGGGCGAATAACAGCACGAGTTTTGTGGACAGCGGGCCAAATGCAGCAACAGTGACTGTGAATGGCAATGCTCAGATCAGCACGGCGCAGAGCAAGTTTGGTGGAGCTTCTGGCTATTTTTACACAAATAGTGCGGTAAATGGCCTCGGGAATTACATAAAAATAAACAATCCAAATACGGTTTTTGGTTCAATTTCTGGTGATTTTACAATTGAGACTTGGGTTTATTTTACGACTGCTCCACCCGGCAATGGAAGCGGATATGAAAATCAGTTAATTGGGCAGTCAACTTGGCCGGAATCCAATCCAGGGAACTGGTGGGGCTTTTACGCAGTCTCTACCGGATTATATTTTTATGCAGCGGGCGGTGGGTCTTTCATTTTGACTCAGAGCGCAACCTTTACTTGGTCAACTGGTAGGTGGTATCACGTTGCAGCAGTACGACAAAACGGCAATCTACGTCTGTATTTAGACGGCGTGCAGACCGGAACAACAACATCTGTAACAAAGACGATCTTTGCCGACAACGTACGTCCTCTTGCTATTGCAGCAGATTCAACTGGCGGTAAACAAGCAATGGATGGCTATTTAGATGACATCCGAATTACCAAATACGCTCGCACAATAACCGTACCAACAGCCCCATACCCCAACGCATAAGGCGCAGTCATGCAATATTGCCAAGTCAATCCAAACGGTCAAATCTCCGGCCCACAGTGGCTACCACAGTCATTCACGACTGTCAGCAATTTTAATGCCCTCGACGATGCGAGTTTAGCCACATACGGCTATTACCCATACACCCCATCGCCAATCCCATCGTTTAACCCTGCCACACAGCGGCTTTCTCAGAGCTTTGCTTTCGATGGCACATTCGTGAGCGATACGTGGACGGTCATTAATCTGACAGCCGAAGAACAACAGGCTTATGTAATTCAAAGGCTCACCGAAATCGGCAACGGCATCGGCTCATTTCTCGATCAAGCGGTGTCCGTGAAGCAATACGATTCCATCCTTTCAGCCACAAGCTGGACTCTGAGCAACATCACAACTTACAAGTCTGAAGGTGATGCCGCAATCGCTTATCGCGACACTATCTGGAGCTTGTTTTATAGCATGGTTCAGGCTGTTCAGGCAGGCACACAGGCACTTCCAACCGTGGGCGAATTCTTCGCATCCCTGCCACCACTCTGGCCAACAAACAACGGCAACGGCACATCCAACGGAACATCCAACGGGCCAATCTGATGACCTTTAGTGCCGCTGCTAAGAACTTTGTCGTGTTGATCACAGTTGCAATCGTGCTGCTGATTGTTGATCTGATCAAGTGGCAAAGCGGCGGCACAACCTGGAGCGAGGCGATCTGGGAAGTCAATCAGCACAGTCTCAGCTTTGCACTCGGTGTTGGAATCGTCCTGGGCCACTGCTTCACCGTTCCAAGAGGGCTAAAATGACCGGAAAAGAACTGTTGGACTGGTTCATGAGAAGACAAAAGCCAAGCCTTGAAGAAATGGCGAAACGCCTCGCACGGCAAAAAGCAATTGAACGGTATGCAGTGGATTCCAGACGGCACGCCCAGTTGGTCACCCAGCTCGTTAATGTGCCTGCTCCGGTGTTTCAGAACTATCTGGATGACCCAGACTACACCTGGAATCCCAGCGTTATCCCAGTGCCACCTAAACCAAGGCCAATCTGATGCCGCCAGTTGTCAATTACACCTACGCAGCCAGACTCGAACGCATCGTCGATGGTGATACCGCTGTCTTGATGATTGACTTGGGTTTTGACATGCAAACACGGCAGCATGTGCGGCTCAAAGGCTACAACGCTCCAGAAATGCACAAGTCGCTCGCAATGGAAGGCATTAGAGCCAAGGCTGAACTGGAAACGCTTCTATCGGGCAAGCAGTTGGTGATCACAACCACCCAGGACTTCCAGCAGACCTTCGCTCGCTATCTGGCCGAAGTTTACGTGATCCACCAAACCGGCATCGAATCTGTGTCAGAACATATGATCAAATCTGGATTCAACGTAAAGCAGGGGGAGTGACATGAGCGAAGACGAACTGAACAATCTGCCGAGCCTTCAGGGCTACATCAACGTCGAAGAGCTTAAATCAACGCTCCTAAAGGCTTTCGGAACAGGCTCGGTTTCGGCTTTGATTCTAACCCTTCTGACTGTCATCCTCGAGAACCTCAGCAAGATTTATGTAGGTCCGGCAGCAGCAGTCGTGATTTCAGTCGCATCCGCTTTGGCAGCATTGCTTAAGGCTCATCAGGTCGGGATGAAGTATTTACAAGAGGGCGAGTAACAGGTTATAATATGCTTATATGAAGAGGCCTAGAAATGTCGTCTTCCGTCGCCACCGTGTCAGCATACGACCGCACCGCACCCCAAGACCCCAAACGGATCTTAGCGATGCAAACACCCGACCCCTCGTTCGACCTCCTGAACCCCAATGTGGGATGGGTGATCGGCCCAATTGCTGTCACAACAAACTGGGTGGGGGCCAACTTGGTGAATGTCGATCTGAGCTGGGCAGAGTTGCTATACAGCGTTGCGGCTGTGATATATGCAAGTGCGGGCTTAGTGAAGAGCTTCAAAGAGAAGCGGCAATCCAACTCCTCCCCGACATCAAAATCATCTTCGACTGACAAAGAAGAGACAATCGACCTGAAATAACCTCCGTCCCCAGAAGGGTAAGGTGATCTAAGTGCCGGTTGGTCAAACGGTTCCATCTATCCCAACCACTTGAAAGGTGAGCAATCATGTTTATCGAAGCCATTTTCTTGTACGCCGCACAGCCGGAATGCCCAAAAGGCAATTGCGATCCAGTCCAGCAACCAACGGCAGCAATCGTAACGGTTGAACGCCCTGCCAAATTAATTACCTTGCCGCCTCGCCCAAACAACGGTGGTCGCCGCCCACGGAAATCGCTTTTCCACAGCAAGCCAGCGGCAACGCAAATGAATTACATCTACATCTGTCCCAGCGGGGCATGCAAATAATGTTTACCCAACTCATCATACGCCTGATGACTCCACTGATCGTGGAAGTGATTAAGGAACTGCTTCAGCAACTCGCCAGGGGCGAAGTCGTGAGCCTCAACGAGGAAACGGTTAAAGCCGCAATGGTTCAGCGTGAAGACGCTATTTCCAAAGCAGTAGCCGCAGCGACAGCTGGCCTGTGATACGGGTGTTCGCCACTTTCGGATACATCATACTTGGAATTCTTATCGGTTTGTCCTTGTGTCTCTACTGGTCTATGGATGACGACTGGTATGAGAAGTGGGAACACCAGGACAAACCGGAAGGGTGGGATTGATTATGCTTTTCGCTGCACTGATGCTACTTGGGCAGACCTCGATCCCCTCTTTCAATGTACCTCCGGTGACGGAAGTTTCCATTGTTTTTGTAGATAGAGGCAGGACGTATGTTGTTGGAACACAATCTGGAACAGTCAAGGCTTATGACGGGCAGGAAACTGACCCTGAAAAGAAGCCCGTTCCACCGAACCTGACAGGCCTTGCAAACGAGTTCTGGTCCATAGTGACCATTACTGTGCCTGACAAGGCAAAACGCAAGCAAGGGGCATTAGCCCTCGACAAATCGATACAGATAACTGAAGCACAGGCTGGAGCGTTGGGCCTCGACATGGCTCAGGTCATCGGAGTATTGGCAAAGAGTGCTGACGATAATGGGATTCGGACTTATTGGTCTGGCGTGGCTCTTGGCGATCTGCTTGCAAGCAAGGGGTACAAGACACGCGAAGAACTGCTGGCGGCATTAGCTGAAATCAAGAAAGCCTGTGAGGAGTTGAGCAAATGACCCCTTATGACGCTCTCAATTTCGGCTTCGGCTGGCATAAAGACCCACAGGAAGTCGCTCGAATCGTCTCCGAAAACGGAATTCAAGGCTTTTCCGCAACTGCCCCCCACCTCATGGACTCCGCTCCCACTGGGCCTGTCATACTGACAAGGTACATGGACATGGTCTGGGGTAAGGACAAATGGATTTACAATCAGGGTTCATGCGGATCATGCGTTGCTAACGGTGCTGCTATGGCGGCAGAAATTCTTGTGGCCGAAGACATAACAGATAAAGGTGCTGAAAATCCCGGTCGCCTTGACTGCATGTCCATTTACTGGGGAAGTCGTGTCGAAATTGGTGGTGGTAGGATTTCAGGGGAAGGCTCTGTCGGAGCTTGGGCGGCCCAGTATTTGCAGAAATACGGCGTTCTCCCCCGTAAGAAATATGCATCCGTAGATCTTACAAATTACAGTGCAGCCCTCTGCTGCTCAAGTTATGCCCGTAAAGGTGTTCCTGACGACCTCGAGCCTACAGCAAAGCTCCACCCAATCAAGTCTTACGCCAAGGTGGACGAGTGGGATGAACTCGTCAGTGCAATTACCTCTGGCTACCCAGTCACAGTCGCTTCCGATCAGGGGTTCAGTTATAAGCGTGATGCAAACGGATTCTCAGCCCCTAAAGGCTCATGGTCGCACCAGATGATCATCATTGGGATTGACCTCTCAGACGAGTCCGCAGTGATCCTGAACTCATGGGGCAACGACTGGATCTCAGGCCCGAAACCCGACTGGATGCCCGCTGGTAGCTTCAAGATCCGCAAGAAAACTGCGGAAAGCATGCTTAAAGAGGGTGATTCCTGGGCCTTTAGCGATCTGGCTGGCTGGACTCGTAAAGAAATCCCCTGGGCGAAACTCAATTGGTAGCCTGGTCTTTGTTCCTGCTGTATTTCTACCTGTACTTGATCTTCAACACAATCGCTCTGGCAATAGGGACTATCAGACATGCCTCAAGAACCAGACGGCGACGATGAAGTCACGAAAAAGTCTCCGATTGATTCGCTACTGGTCGATCTCGAGCAAATTGACGTTCAAGATAACGAAGGCTTTCAAGCCTGTGTCCTGCATCACTCCCGATTGCAATCGCTTCTGGGCGTCTGGCTACATGCCTCTCAAATGCAGTTAAGTAGCGAAGACGACCTGGTCATGGACGAACTCCGTCAGCAACTAAAACTCCTCTTGGCCGATCAGACCCACGACAAATACCTGAAGACAGTGAGCGTTTTTCGTGCGGGAGACTACACGGCAGAACCGGAAAAGATTTAGTTTGCATCAACAATTGTTTATCTGTTAATATATATAGGTGAGTATCTATCCATTGCGAGGAAAATATCGTGTCTGAACCGGAACTAAGTCTGGTTTACAAGCTGGCTCCAGCACCGAGGGTTGATAATTCCGACTCTGGCGGGTTCGCTGGCTATGCTTCGACATTCCATTTCCTTGATTATCATGGCGACATTATTGCCCCAGGTGCTTACAAGGCTGATATCCAGAGGTTTATGTCCAAAGGGTTTATCGGTGGCGTGAATCACGACCATGCGAATCCTATCGGCAAGCCAGTAGAACTCTTTGAGGATGCCAAAGGGCTGTTCCTCGAGGCAATTCTGGTGGATACGGTCAAAGCTCAGGAAGATCGCAAACTCATCACGTCAGGCGTTGTCAAGGAATTGTCGGTGGGTATTATCCCATTGCAAATCAAGCGAATGACGAAGAAAGACACGCTCGACTATTGGAAGAAGGCTGGATACAGCCCATCCGAAGAAGAGTTGATGCGAGCCGAAAGCGGTTCCCGCCTGATCAAACGAGCAAAACTACTGGAAATCTCTCCAGTCGCACTCGGTGCAAACGAACAAACAGCCATCTCGTCCTTCAAAGCTGGGCGAAAGATCTCTCAAACAACGGCAGACCTACTGGCCCAAGTGTGCGCCCAGGTCAAAGCGTCCTACGAAATGCTTGAAACTCTGCTTGTCGATGCCGGAATCAAATCCGAATCGGAAGAAGAACCCGCCGAAGCTCCGGCCCAGGCAAAAGTTGCAGTTGAAGACCCATTAAACGACCTTCTCGAAGCGTTTCGCGCCTACATCAAGGAGTAATCCCATGGCAGCATCGCCAAAATTGCGTGCTGAGTTCAAAAGTGCCTTTGCTGAGGCTGAAGCACTTCGGTTGAACGAAGATCGCAACGACGACCAGACAGCTCGCTACAAGGCAATCTTGCAAGAGACCCTGCCTACGCTCAAAGCCAAAATCGACGAAGCCGACGCCCTCGACTCCGTAAACCTCGATTCCTATCGCGACCTGACAAACAAGTCTGTTGGCACGCCTTACAGTGGCTCAACACGCTCTGCTGGGTTCACAACGATCTCGGATTCAGGTGAGGTCCAAGACGATGGTCTGGGCATCCTGACAGAGAAACAAAACAAGTCGATTTCGACTCCAGAATACGCCCGAGCCTTCAAGGCTTTCCTCCACTTCGGTGAAGACAAGCTCAAGAACAACTACGCTCGGACATTTAAGACGCTGGTCGAAGGCATCGACGAAGGTGCTGGCTATTTCGTACCACCTGACATGCTCAA